CGGCATCCTATACGGACGACCAAGACAAAGACCGTCACTTCATCCCTTCGGGTAAAGCAATTCTCACCGCGCCCGGATGCGGCAGAACGCTCTACGGTGCGGTTTCGCAACTCGAACAGTCGGACGGCGTGTTCCACACCTACGCCGGGCGTCGCATTCCCAAGTATTACAGCGACGTTCCTTCGAATACCCGCGAGGTCTATCTGACCAGTCGCCCGCTGATAATTCCGAACCACAAAAACAGTTGGTACGTTATTAACGCGATTAACGCGCAGGATTAAAGGAGGGCGTATTTATGGTGCAGATTATCAAAGGCTCTTACGGGATGCGCGTCGGCAAAACGATTAAACCCGTAAGCGCAAACGACGGTCCCGTCGAATTGCCCAAGGAAGAAGAGGAAAGGCTTATCAGTCTCGGCGTTGCGGTTAAAGTTGCCGCCAATGCCGGAGACGAACCGAATAACGGAGAGCAAAAGCCGAACAAACCCGCAAGCAAAAAAGGCAAGGGTAAAGGCAAAACGAACACCGAAGAGGAAAACAACGACGAGAACCCCGAAGGCGACGGAGACGAGACTCCCGACGACGGAGACGAAGAGGAAACGCCCGCAGACGAACTGCCCGAATTCGATGCGGCTGATGCTGTCGTTTGAGTAAATTCACGGAAATGGTCGCAGCCGACAGGGATGACATCTTTCTTGACCTTGACGTATTCGGCGAACGCCACCGCATAGAAGGTAAGACGATAACGGCGGTACTCGATGAGTCCGAAAACGAAGAATCGGGAGCCGCCTCAATCGGTCTTACAGAATACGACCTCGTCGTATTTGCAAAAGCGGAGGATTTGCCGAAACGGCGACCTGCGGGCGAAAGCCTGAATGTCGACGGGCGGGAATTCAGCATTGTGGCGTGGCGCGAGGATTGCGGTATTGCCGAAATTCAACTGGCGCAACAAACCGCAGGATAACGGAGGTAGGCGATGACCATTGTGCAATGCATAGAAAAAATAGCCGAATGGCTGAATAAAAACGTATGCCCGAAGATAAAACTGAAACGGCCGAACGACGAAGAGCAGGGAGACACTTATTCATACGAAGAAGTAAACCCTACGGCGTTTCCGATGCTACTCCCCGGAAACGATAAGCTCGCCGCGGGGACGGATATGCAGTTTCCGTCAATACTGGTTCAGCTTTTAGAGGGAGCGCAGGATTTAACAAAATCGAATGACAGAATGAGCCTTCAGTTGAGTTTTGTCGTTTGGAATCCGGGAGCGCATCCGACTGAAAGCGAGACCGGAAAGTTTCAGCGTTCGGCAGACGGATGGAAAGACGTGTGGAGTTTTCTCGACCGCACACTTGCGGAGATAGAAAACGCCGAATACTTAGACGGAATTCGGTTCGTTAAAGAGGCCGGCGTGAAATACGGCCAGTATACGAAAGACGGGCAGATAGCGGACACCTATCGGTACTTTTACGCATGGGCGACCATAACCATCGAGCGCGGGCTTAACCGCACGGGTGCCGCGTACTCGGAGCATTTATAAAAAATTTGGAGGTTAAAAATGGCGGAATACAAATACGGCGTTTACGGTTCTCTCGGTACGGATATAGTGCAGAGCGCGTCGCAGGCATCCGTTGTGCCGGTCTATTTCGGAACGGCCCCGGTAAACTTGCTGACGGACTACAAGGGAGCAGTTAACACGCCCATCAAAATCTACAATTTAAGCGAAGCAAAGAGCAAACTCGGACACTTCGCAGACGCTACGCTGTGGGGTAAATACACTCTGTGCGAAGCAATAGAGGCGCACTTCAATAACGCGAACGGCAATATCGGGCCTATTTACGTTATCAACGTGCTTGACCCCGACAAGCACAAAGCAGAGCAGGCCGTAACCGTGCCGCTTACGTTTGCGAACCGAAAGGCGAGCGTCGTAACGACCGGAATCATCATCGCCACGTTCGCAATCGAGGGAAAGGTACTCGGTACGGATTACACGTTAAGTTATAACGCCGACACTGGAGTGCTTACGGTTACGGATATCAGCACGACGGAAATAAAGAATGCGACCGCGTCTTATTCGGAAATAGACTTCGATGCCATAACGGCAGACGATGTCGTGGGTGGCACGGACAGCGAGGGCGTGACGAGCGGTATCGCCAGTCTGCGACTCGTTTATCAAAATTACGATGCGATACCCACATACGTCGCCGCGCCCGGCTGGTCGGAGAATCCCACCGTTTATAAGGCACTGGTGGCGGCATCGCAAGGAATTAACGACCACTGGAGCGCGTTCGTGTTTGCGGATATTCCCACGGATGAAGCGGCCACAATCGACGCGGCAATCAAATGGAAGAAAGACAACGGCTACAATTCGGGTTTCTCGAAGGTGTTCTGGCCCAAGGTTAAAGGAAATAAAGCCGTCTACCATCTTTCGACCCTCGCGCTTGTGGAAAAAGTGCGTTGCGATACGGGGAACGACAGCGTCCCCTACGAGACGTGCGCAAACAAGGCAATACCCGTTTCGGGACTGTACATCAGCGCAAGCTCGAAGCTGGTGGGTTACGACCGTCCGGATGCGAACAAACTGACGGCGGCGGGTCTTACGACCGCAATCTACTGGGAGAGCAACTGGCGTGTATGGGGCGACCATACGGCGGCCTACGATTACGACGGAGAGTACAACGCAAGAGAGATTTTCGACTCGAACATTCTGATGCTTTTCTATATCACGAACAGTTTTCAGAAAGAATGGGGTTCGACAATCGATAAGCCGATGACGCTGGCGTTACGCGACACCATCCTCAACCGCGAGCAGGAAAAACTGGAAATGCTTGTTTCGAAGGGTGCGCTTATCGGTTCGCCCACGATTACGCTCGCAACGGGGAACGCGGGTTCGAGTGAGGCATCGGACATTTTAATCGCCAATTTCGAGTGGCACGTTTCGGCAACGGTAACGCCTCCGCTTAAGGCGGCGACCGTGGTGGTAAGTTACACCGATGCGGGATTTCAAATACTTTACGGAGGTGAAGAATAATGGCATGGGTTGACCAGAAAAACGGACTCGTCGCGGATACCGTTTACTGCGACAACGAACTTGTCGCAAAAGACGTAGCGTTCAAACTTCCGGAAATCGCATTTGCAACGGCTGAAAGTCAGGCGATGGGCGCGATGGAAACACCGCTCATCGGACTGGTTGAGGCTATGGAGGCGACATTTACTAAAATCGGGACCGACCTCGGACTGGTTAAAGCGTCGACCCCCGAAAAGCACAACTACGAAATTCGTTACGTTCAAAACAACATATCCGGCGACGGCGCATCCGCACCCGTGGGGTGTAAAGCGTTTATAACCGGTGTGCCGAAAGGCGTCCCCGCCGTGGAAGGCGAGGTCGGGAGCGGCAGCGAACACGAAATCGCGCTTGCGGTTTATCGTTATCAGCTTTACGTGAACGGCGAAGAACTCCTCTGCGTCGACAAATTGAATTCGATTTGTCGTATCAACGGAAAGGACTACTTCTCCGAAATCGCAAAGCACCTGTAATCAAAAAAAATATAAAAAAATGACGACCCCCGGATGCGTGGATGAAGTGAACCCCAAAGTTTGGACAAAAAATTAAACAATTATAATTGAGAGTGAGTTCGGTATTGTACCGGACTCATTTTCAGTTTTAAAATAATTCGTTCGTTGTTGTAATATTCAATGTAATCTTTCAAACAACGAATAAACTCATCCGTTGAAGAAAATGTTTCGCCGTAATACATTTCAACTTTCAATCTTCCGAAGAAGTTTTCCATTGCTCCGTTATCCATACAGTTGCCTTTCCGCGACATACTCTGCACAATGTTATGCTCTTTCAATGAGCGTTGGTATTCTCTGTGTTGGTACTGCCAGCCTTGGTCTGAATGAAATATAGGTGTTGCCGTTTCAGGTAGCTTCTTGTATAAGCCGTTTAACATTTCTTTTATCTGCTCTAAGTTGGGACTTAACGCAATTGAGTAAGATATAATTTCTCTGTTGTATAAATCCATTACAGGTGAGAGAAATAGCTTTTCGTTATTTACCTTAAACTGTGTTACGTCCGTTGTTAGCTTTTCAAACGGTTTACTTGCATAGAAATCTCTTTGTAACAGATTATCCGCAACCTTGCCAACTTCGCCTTTGTATGAGTGATACTTGTCGTTTTTACGCTGCTTTCCTCGCAGATTAAGGCTTTTCATTAGCTTTAACACCGTTTTATGGTTTATAACTATACCTTTTTGCTGTAACATCGCAGTTATTCGCCTGTATCCATAGCGTTGCTTGTTTTGCTCAAATATTTCTTTTATTTCTGTTTTCTCAATAATATATTTATCTGTCTTGTTTTGTTTTAGATAATAATAAAACGTACTGCGTGGTAACATAGATACTTTAAGCAATTCTTTAAGCGGATATTTCTGCCTTAGCTCTAAAACAATTATTGCTTTTTGTTTTTCTTTTGCTCTTCCGCTCGAACTAAGGCATCTAATTTTTTTAAGTATTCTATTTCCATTTCGGCGTATTGTAACTGTTCTTTCAGCCGTTGGTTTTCCGCTACTAAATCGTTCTCAATCTCTTTATCTAACGGTTTCTTTCTCGGTCTGCCAGTGCTTTTCCTCCCTCGGCGTTCTACCATAAATCCAGCAGCTCCTTCTTCCAAGTATATGCGTTCCCAATTCTTTACTCGTGAACGGTAAACATCTTCTTCGACCCTCGTTTGTGTCTGCCAATACTTGCGCACCGTTTCTCTGTAACTTAATTGGTTTTCACGCATATCCATTATAACAGCTATCTTGAATTCTGGCGAGTACTTTGTGTTAAATTTCTTTTTCCTTGACATAAAAATATGCACCTCCAAAAGTGTCTAACTTTTGGGGTGCATATCAGGATGCTCCGGGGGTAAATTTTAAGGAGACCATTATGGAAACATTAAAACTTTTGCACCCCATAAAAATCAACGGAAAAGAGGTCAAGGAACTGACCTACGATGCGAACGAAATCACGTCGGAGGCGTTTATTGCCGCCGAAGCTCGCAAATTCAGAGCGGCGGGCAGGCAAGGTGTAACGGCCGGAGCATTAGAGATGGACTACTCGATGCACCTTCAGCTCGGCTTTGCCGCCATTGTGGCGGTAAACCCCGAAATCGACTACAATGACCTGTCTCGCTTGAAAGGCGCGGACGTTGCCGCAGTAGTGAGAATCGGCAGAAATTTTATTATGCCGTCGGCGGTCGAAGAGTCGACGGACGACTTACAGGAAAACACGTCCGGAAACGAATAAGAGATTACGCCCGCATCTTCCACACCCCCACGACTGAGCTGGAACGGATGCGGCTTATTGATTTTGCGATGGAGTATGCCGATGCAGCCGAACAGCTGACGCAAGAGCAGAACGAACGAAAGCGCAATATGGCGGCGCAAATGGCAAGGGGGAGAAATCGCAGAAGGAGGTAACTCGTGGCGAACAATAACAAGGTTCTTCAAACGGTAGTAGAAATCGCCGGGAGTACCTCGCCCACTTTAGGGAATGCGGTATCGAAAGCGGTTAAAATGTTAGGCAACGTCAACGTGGCGGCGGTAGCAGCCTCTGCCGCGGGCGTTGCTGCCGTTGTCGGCATCGCAAAAGCCGCGGTAAAGGCTACGAAAGAACTCGTTAATCTGGGTACGGAATTCGATAACGTAAGTGACACAATCCGAATCGGCACGGGCGCAACGGGAGAGGCTCTCGATGCGCTGATGGACGACTTCGACGCAGTTTACGGCTCTGTTCCGACCACTATGGATAACGCGGCAACTGCGATAGCAAATTACAATACGATGCTCGGCTTGACCGGGGAAGATTTACAAAACATTTCACGACAAGCGATACAGGTCGCGGACTTGCTGGGAGACGACCTCGAAGGGGTTATCGAGTCGAGCAGTCACGCTTTCCAGCAATGGAACATTGACGCGGAAGATATGGGCGACGCTATGGATTTTGTATTCAAAGTGAGCCAGTCAACGGGCGTGGGGTTTTCTAAGTTGATGGAGAACGTGCAGACCTACGGTCCGCAACTGCGCGATATGGGATACTCGTTCGAGGAAGCGACGACGCTTATAGGGCAATTGGAAAAGCAAGGCGTTAATACCACCGAAGTGCTGGCTGCCATGAAGAAAGGCGTGACAACGCTGGCAAACGAGGGGATAGGCGCGGCTGACGGTTTGCAGATGTACATAGACGCAATCGTCAACGCAAAGGACGAGACGAACGCAACGGCGATAGCCGCCGAGATTTTCGGCACGAGAGCTGCATCCACAATGTCCTCGGCAATTCGAGACGGGACGCTTGATATCGAAGCGTTAACTGCCACACTACAAGAAAACGGTGAAACCATAACGAAATGCGCCGAGGATACATACGATTTCACGGAGCGTTTGCAGATTTTCAAACAACGGGCGCAGATTGCACTTGAACCGTTGGCAAATACATTGTTCGACACTTTGAACGACTTGATGCCGATAGTTGCAGACCTTGTGGATGAACTACTGCCCGTTATTTCCGAAATGACGGAAATGCTCACGCCGTTAATCGCAGATGTAGTGACCGAGATAGCTCCGCTTTTATCGGAGCTTTTGAAGCCGTTAATGCAAATAGCGAAATCGCTTTTGACGAAAATAATTCCACCGCTGGTCAAAATAATTACGGCCGTTCTTCCGGTCGTTATAGAGCTGGTGGATGCGATAGCCTTAGTCCTTGAACCCGTGTTCGATTTGCTGGGCGCGGTGCTTCCGATTATCGCTGAGCTTTTGAGTGCAGTGATGTCAATCGTTAGCAAAATTCTCGCAAAAGTTTTGCCGATTGTGGAGCAGATACTTTCGATAGTTATGCCGATATTAACGTCCATAATCGAGGCGGTTCTGCCGGTTTTAATCAATTTGCTGGAAACGCTTTCGCCGGTGCTGGACATAGTACTTTCGCTTTTAGACCCCATACTCGACATTTGTATGGCGATTTTGAAACCGCTTCTGCAATTGGTAACCGCCATATTAAAGCCGTTGATTTCGCTAATTCAGACGCTCATAGCGAAAGCGTTAAAACCGCTTGAGCCTATTCTGCAGACGGTCTCCGATTTATTCAGCGGAGTGCTGGGCGCGGCTCTTAGCGTGGTAACGCCGCTCATTCAGATGATAACCGACGTGCTGTCGGGGTTGATTGACTTTATAACAAACGTGTTCCAAGGCAACTGGTCGGGCGCGTGGGAGGCCATAGCGGGCATTTTCTCCGGCATCTGGAACGGAATCGTCGGCTTTTTCAAAGGCGTTATAAACGGCTTGATAGGCATAGTCGAAACGGGCATCAATGCGATAATCAGCGTTATAAACGGTGTGACCGGGGGACTGAGCAAAGTGTGGACATGGACGGGAATCCCCGCCATTCCCGAAATACCGAAGGTTTCCTTGCCGAGACTTGCAACTGGTGGCTTTACGGACGGAATAAGCATAGCGGGCGAGGAAGGCCCCGAAGCTGTTATATCTTTCGACCCGGCATACCACGAAGAGAACGTCCAATACTGGGCGCAAGCGGGAAAGATACTCGGCGTCCTCGATGCAGTGGAGATGAGCGATGAAGCGCGGGCAGAAATAACCGCAGCCATTCAAACGCTTGACGTTTCTGTTTCGAGCGAAGAAACGCCGCTAAGCAAGGCAAGCGAACTGCTCGCTATGGAAGGGTTCTCGCTTGGTGGTTTGACCGAGACGACCGTCATTTATTACGATTTAAGCGGTTTGACGTGGTCGCCGCAGATTGACGTTCAGAACGCGGAAAAACTGGATGCCGAAGACATAGTAGAGAAACTGAAAGAATGCGGTAGCGAATTCTTAGACTGGCTCGAAGAATGGCTGGCATTAAGGGAGGGGGGACGATATGACCGTGTCTCGGTATATTGATTATACGACCATACTGGGCGACACGTTCGACGAACTCGCTCTTCAGGTTTACAATAACGAAAAGATGGCGTCGGAAATTATAACCGCGAATCCGGACTATGCGGACGTGATTATTTTTGACGAAGAGGTAACGCTCCGCATTCCAGTCTTTGACGAAACGGCAACGCCGGAAACTCTCGCGCCGTGGAGGACTGCCGAATGAAGCTGATTTATAACGGCGTCGACATAACGCCGAGGGTTTTCATTAACCGATGCGAACATGAGACTTTCGCCGAGAAAAGAGCCGATAGGCTTTTAATTCGTTTTGTCGATAGCGGCAACAGGTGGAATGCTTGGCAGCCTAAAAGCGGAGACACCATAAGATACCAAAACAAAGCGGCCGATACCGGAGTGATGCGCATTACGCGCGTCGCTCCGGCAAACGGTTTAATTACGTTTTGCGCATCGGCTATGCCGCCAACAGGCGACATAGTGAAGAATCGCGCGTGGGAGAACATTCGATTTTTGAAGATAGGCGAGGACATCGCTGCCGAGCATGGTCTCAAATTCCAATCTTACGGGGTAACGGACAGGGTTTACTCTTACATACGGCAAGACAATCAATCGGATTTCGATTTTTTGCAGATGCGGTGTCTGCTTGAGGGATGCGCGATGGTTGTTTACAACGGTCGGCTGGTTATATACGACGAGCAGGCAAGAGAAAGCGCACGGGCAACTACGCGCATAAAAATAGGCGCAGACGGCGTGTTTGAGTTTTCGGACCGTTCGGGCGAAGCGTACAGCTCTGCGGAGATATCGTCGGGAGAGTATGCCGGCGTGTTTTACGCAGACAACGTGCGAACGGGCAGGGTGCTGCGCCCTCGGCAGCCAATAGAATGCGTCAGCAACGAAGAGGCTCTACGGTTTGCCCGCGGCATCCTTCGAGACGCGAATAAAAACGCTTATACGGGCAATTTTAGACGACAGCTGACCTGTGATTATGCCGCGGGTAGCGTGGTCGAAATCGAGAATGCAAAAGCAAGCAAATGGAACGGGCGAGTGTTCATTACGCGCACCCGGATGGATTACGTAAAAGGCGAAATAAAAATATTTTTTCGCAAACCGCTGGAGGGCTATTGATGGTACAACGCGGAGAAATAAGCACGATAGAAGAACGACCGCTCGACAAAGACGGCAACCCCACCCTTGCGCGTGTGCTTTCCGAGCATTCGGGCGTGATAACAAAGCCGCTGACTATTCCGCGCGACTTACGCGCCGGAGCTTTGCATAAAGGTGTGCGGGTTATTTTCGTTGAGTTCGCGGACCGTTCGGGGGCAATTCTGATGAGAGCGGACGGGGAGACCGAAGGCTAAGGAGGCATTATGGCGAGAACGGCAACATTCACGACTGCGCTCGGCACAAAGGTGTGGGAGATTACGGCGAAGAGCGTAAAAGATTTTAGCGGGTTCACTACGAGCTATGAGCTGGAAGCCGAAAAGAACAATGCAGTAGAGGGTTCTCCGCTTAGCAACATCCGCGGACTGAAAAAGCAGACGGTGTCCTTCTCATCCACGCTGAACGCGCATTTTGACGTCGACGTTCGCGCCGAAATGGAAAACTGGAAAAGCTGGATAGGTCAAACGGGAATTCTGAAAATAGGCGGGCAGACTTACGGCCCGAACTTTATTCTGACAAAAGTCAAGGCGGCGAATACCCAAATAGATAACGCCGGTAGATTTCGGTATTCAAAGCTGACATTTACGTTTGAAGAAAGCGACGAGACGCTAAGCGCGAGTATAACGGCGGCAGCGGAGAGCGCAAACGCGGCCGGTTCTTCGGCTGTAGGCGTTACGTGTTCGACAGCGAAGAAATCGTTGCTGAAGAGTAAAAACCCGGCGTTACAATCGCGTTTATAAGGAGGCTGATATGAAAGGTTCGGGAAACGGAAATCCCGCGATTTGCGCAAACAACCTTGTGCGAATTTCGCGCGGAGAAACTCCGTTTGATAGAATAAAGGGCGTAAGGCTCGCCGAGCTTACGGGTTCGAGCCTTAGCGAACGCGAAGACCTTATCGAGGATACCAAGTGGATGGTGGAGACCTACGAGCCAAGGGTGAGCGTAGAGAGCGTAAAATTGAAAACCACCGACGCGACGAATGGTCAAGTAGCCTTGACGGTCAACATCACGGGGAGGACTGATTGATGGATTTTATAACGACCGATGCAGATAAACTTTACAATCAAATAATTACATCGCTTGAAAATTCGGTGGGAGAATCGCTCTATCCCGGAGACGAGCGTCGGCTTTTTGCCGAGGGTCTCGTCGCGGTTTTCGTTGCTATGTTCAATGCGATGAATGACGCAGCCAAGCAAAAAATGCTGAGGTATGCAAGGGGCGAGGTTCTCGATGCGCTGGGCGAGCGTGTGGGCGTGGAACGCATCCCTGCGACAAAAGCCACGACGACAATCCGGTTCAACGTCAATTCCGCGTTCGGTTCGAATATCGTCATACCGCAAGGGACGCGCGTAACGGGCGATAGCAAGCGGTATTTTGCCACTGTAGCCGCCGCCATTCTTCTCGCAGGAGAAACACACGTCGACGTTGAAACGGAAAGCGTAGGCGAAGGTACGGAGTATAACGAGATATCGGCGGGGATGAAA